TCAGCCAGTTAAAAGTGTTAGATGCGGCTTTTGACTGGCTTCATTCTTCGACTGTGTCGAAATTGTGACATGCTCACTATATTTGGTTAAATGCTGACCGCTAAAGTGCGCGTATTTCTGAACCATTTCTAGCGTTTCCCATCCACCCATTTCTTTTAATACCATGAGCGGAGTTCCACTTTGTGCGTGCCAACTTGCCCATGTATGTCTGAGGTCGTGAAAAGTGAAATCAGTTATGCCAGAATCAGTTAATGCTTGGTAATAGCATTCACGATAATAGTTACTCCTTCGCTTTCCTTCGTTAGAAAACACATAGTCACCATCATTTTCAATTCCATTTAGAATTTCAATGGCCACCTCATTTAGAGGAACCGGTCTAGCTCTCCCTGACTTTGCATTATCAGCCGTTACATGAGCAACTCTTCTAACTAGGTCTACGCTCTTCCATTTAAGTGATAATATTTCGCTTTTTCTCATGCCTGTTAAAATAGCAATAGAAACAAAATCCTTCATCCACTTAACTTTGATGTTAGACAGTAGTAGTTCAGCTTCCCACTTTTCTAACCATCGAACCCTAACAGTGGGCTCTTTCATCCGTGGTATATAGGATGACTTGGTTAACCACCCCATTTTGTGTGCCAATGAAAAAGCCCTTAAAACAAAAGAGCGATATCTATTCTTTGTTGCACTTGTTAACTTACGCTTAGTAATAGGGCTATAATCAGGTATTGCATTTGCAATGTCATCACTAGTGATTGATGAGAGCTTTTTTCCACCTAAAATAGCGATAAAATACTTAGAGTAAGCTTGCTTAGTTTTAAAGCTTGTTTGCCCCTTGGCATCTTTAAGAGCCAAAATGATTGCATCCTCAAATATCCGATCTGGTTGCTTCTCAAGCTTATCCTGCTGCCACAGGTCATGCTTTAGTTTGTCGTGATATTCTTGTGCTTTTATTTTGTCTGAGGTGCCAGTAGAGCGTCTAATTCTCTCGCCAGTTGGGGTGGATACATCGACCCAATACTTGCTGCCTCTTTTGTATATTGGCATTTGGTTTTCCTCTTACTACCGACCAAAGCCAGCCGATAGACATTATTGTCGTTAAACTGCGCCTGTTCAAACTTTTTTAGGCTTTCCTTGTTTGCTCTCCATGAGCTACCGACCCTGAACATGTAATATTTAGCAGGGTTGCGGTATACCGTTGAAGATGACAGTCGGATCATTGATGCGTATTCTTTTATTGTATAAAGAGAGTCATCCACTATTAATCTCCTTATCGATGCTATTGACATACCAAATTAGCCACATGATTGGTGGAAACTTTTTGTGTTCTTTGGTGAGTGTTAATTTAAACTTGGGTAGGTAATCTTTGAGTATTGCTGTGCTTTGTTTATCGCTGATTTTTTTAGTTGCTTTAATTTGTCTCTGCATTCCCTTGCTATTTTTCTACGTCCGTTCTCTAATATCTGCTCATTCATATCCTCTGCCTTTTATTTCTCATTGTTACCATATAAGACTTTTGACAGTTTTGAATTTCGACAGGGTAGATATTCTTCCCTATCTTTATCTTGTGATTAACGATTATTCCTGTTCGGTTGTGATTCTTTTTGTGGGCTTCCAATGCCGTATTAATAGCAATCCTTTCAGTGGGCGTGACTTCGCCGCGAATTATTAATTTCATAATTCACCTATGCTATTTTCCATTCATTTAATATTTGATTGCCGATATTCATCAACTCATCTCTATCGACAGTGCTAATTATCTTTCTAGGTTTAATGTACGGACGCCATATTAAAAGCATTGAGCCTTTGTTATTCCCGTTAACTGGTTTGTTTGTAGCAGCGTTAATAAATGAAATCCTTCCTCCTGTAATTAATCTAACTTCATCAACTGTTTCTAACGCTGAATTAAACCAGCCTACTGATGTATCAGACGGAATTAGCATTACTATAGGCTGTAATTGTTTTTTACATTGCTCAGCGGCTTTATTAATCCACGGCTGAATATTGGAATAGGGTGGGTTAATCCAAATAGCGCCATAACTTTCCCAATCACAATTTAACGAGTCGTCTTTTTCGGTTAAGTAATGAGCACAAAGGTGGTTATTTCTATCGGCGGCAGCATCTAAATAGAAACCGAATTCAGCGTCCAATGCTGTAAATAAAGGTAGTGGAGTTTGCCATCTATCACGCAATTCCTTTGGTGTGTGGCTTCCACCGTAGTCAGCCTTCATCCTTGCTATCACTTATATTAAAAGGCAATTCGTCAGCTTCCATTGGTTTTATATTAGTAAATTCACATGGAATAATTAAACCACCGAACTCTTGAACGAACATTAGCGCTTGCTTTGCCTGAAGAAATACATATTGTTTTGGTAATGCTATTTGATACGTAACGCCATCAATTAAAACTAACGTCGTCATTGCTTGAACTTGTTTCATTGATTAACTCCAATTCACCTTGTGCGAAATACGTTTCAATACCATCAGGAAAATTAACTCCAATATTTAAAGTTTCACTATTATCAATCGATGTTACTTCGCATTCATAACCAACAAGATTAGAGCCGAGAATATCTTTAACTACTCTAACCTTATCGCCGACTTTATATTTCATTATTCATCACCAACGTATTTAATTTTACCATTCATCATTGCATCAATTATTGTTCGCAATTCCCAGCACCAGTAAGCAGACTCAACATATATTGATAGCTTGCCGTAGTCGTGCTGCTTGCGCTTAATAAATCGCTCAGCAGCTTCTTTTGTTAGATGTGAATTTACAGTTCTATAATCCCATTTCCAGTAGTAAATATATGAGTCGGATATGACATTATTAATTGCATCGGCTTTACTGTGGTCGTCTAATTCATCCCATTCGTACACTTCAAATTCATCGACATATTCACGAACCTTACAGGCTATATCTTCTTCAAGGTCATTAAATGCTTCGTCGATATCATCGTAATAATTATCTTCACAATAAATCCCAACTTCGTCATCGTCACTGCCAGTTACTTTGACTTTCTCTCTAACTGTGAATATTGGGCTTGCAGTGTAGTGATAATTAACACCTTCGCCTTGGTTGTGATATTTAAGTCGTTCAATAAAGTTATTCCATGTTTCGTTATTTAATTTGTCACCATCTGCTAATGATTTAATTTCGCTCATCTGAAAACCTCACCACATTTAATTTCAACATCCCGCACCATCATTATCTGCATAGCACGACTCTCGCATTCTTGCTGTGTGTATATTTGCTCCGTGATAGGCACAGCAGAACCCTGTATTAGCATGAGTAATACATATCCGATTATTTGTATGGTTATTTAATCTAATTTATATAGAGGGATATTTATTGAGCCTGATTGCTCGGAGTTAATATGAGTGAATCCATGCTGATTGATATAATTAATACCATTTGATTCCATATAACCTACAGGCTCTAGGTTGTCAATGCGCTCTAGTTCATTACATACATCAATTATGTCTTGCCAGCTATATTCATCAACGCCCTCACCAGAGTTTATTTTATTTTTTAAATGCTTCGCTATTTCCAATATCTCTTTATTCATTTTTTATTTTCACTCCGATATTGATTAGCTCGTTCTCAACCAAATACGCTGGGTAACACCAAACTTCATGCACACCAAAACCCTCTGGCAATTCAACCTCCAAACTCTCGCGTGATGCTTTCCATACCATCCACATAATCGGAATGGACGCTTTTAACCAAGGAAAGCCGCCATCATTTATAAAAGCTTCAAATTGCTGCCTTGATTTATCCATCACTCCACCTTTAATTGTTTAAGCGCATCACGAATTACATTAAGCCGCGATTCCATTCTCCAATAATCTGGATTTTCTTGTTTAGGCCAACTAACGGAATAAAGGTCTCCATTGAACAGCTTTTCATATGTAATTCCAATCCTTGGGAAAAACATATCGTGCATTATATCTTCACTATATTCGACATCATCAAACATGCTACGCGCATCAAATTCATCTATAATTCCCTTTCTGCGACACCGCATTATTTCTTTTTTAACAAAAGCAATATTTTCTTCATTATCGGAATCAACTTCCCTGTCTAAACTTGGGTCTAAATAACCAATCCAGTATTGATTTGTTATCCATAATAAAAACTCAGTTAGCGACATACCCATGCCACCCCAGTAGCATGACCACGATTCACTAAACTCACTGATAGTCACACGGCCTTGGCGGTTGTCGCCGTAATCTTCAAGATAGACGTGAATAGGGTCGTGATTTTGAACATTTGAGATAACAAGTTTGTTTATTTTTGATTGTTCAACCTTCATATTCATTCCTCTTATTGCATATATTTAATCGCTAGGATTAAAACGTTTCATGGCAAACACTTATTTACCTTCTACACTTAACCCCGAAAGAGTAGTAACAAGCTGTGCAATTTTCGCCGACCTCCCTGTGTCGGCATTTTTTTATCTAGCTTCCTTGCTAAATTCCATGCCTTAACTATTCTTAAATTGCTTACACAGATAAATTATAAGTTTCATTCCTGCACGTCCCCTTGCCGTCCTCTCTGTGGCGGCTTTTTTATTCATTGCATCCTTGCAAATATATCCTTTGGTTAATTAAAGAATTCCTTTGCGATATTCTTTTTCCAAATAAGTTTCTTTCCCGCTAACTTCAATGCTTCCCTTAAGCAATTCTCGGTTAGCTTTCCCGATAGGATTGTCTGGCCTTATATCTAATCCCTTCAGTGGCCTAGACATAGAATCATGACGACTGATAATTTCCTGCCTTTTCCTGTCAACTCGGTCGCATACTTCATCAAAATGCTCTTCGCAGGAATGAAAGCCTCGGTATTCATACCCGTTATAATCATCAAGCTCTTTTTTGCATAAGCAGCATTTATCCATGGTTATATCCTTTGGTTAAATCACATAGGGAAGGGTCAGAAGGGGATATCGTCATCGAAATCCATTGGTGGTTCATTGGTTTGTGGTGCTGGAGTTCCTGAACGTGCAGGTGCAGCACCACCGCTGAACTGTTGCGCAGCTTTTGGTTGCTGAGGTTGACCCCAACCGCCTTGGCCTTGAGGTGGCGCATCACTGCCACGACCACCTAGCATTTGCATAGACCCGCCGATATTTACCACCACTTCCGTTGTGTATCGGTCTTGACCGCTTTGGTCTTGCCATTTACGCGTTTGCAAAGAACCTTCGATATAGACTTGTGAGCCTTTTTTCAGGTATTCACCTGCAGCTTCAGCTAACTTGCCGAAGATGCACACTCGATGCCACTCTGTTTTCTCCCGCATTTCTCCTGATTGCTTATCACGCCACGATTCCGATGTGGCTAGTGTAAGATTCGCTACTGCGCCACCTGCTGGCATGTACCGAATTTCAGGGTCTTGGCCTAAGTGACCAATGAGAATTACCTTGTTTACGCCTTTACTAGCCATTTACGCCGCCTTTTTAAGTTCGTTGATTCTAATGCCTGTTAATCTATGGCATTCATCCTGAAGTTGCTTATTGCCTTCCAGCGCGCCCCACGTTTCCCTATATTTAGTCATGATTTCGTCTTCATTGGTCGCCTTTAATAGATAGGCTGTAAAAACATCAAGTGGGGTCTCAGCTTCCTGCTGTTGGTTCACTTGCTGTTTATGTTCATTTCGTGGCGCATTAGATGAAGGCAGTGCCCATGCTGGTAGTGTAGGGATTTCCCACCAAAATATAGTTCCATCCTTGGTTTTGGCTCTAACCCATCCATTTTGATCTTTGGGCTTTTCAGTAACGCATTTGGTAAATGACTCTTCTAGTTGATACAGGTATCTACCAATGCCCCACTGAACTGCCGCGCGTTTCATTGAGCCAGACATACCTCCTTTTACCGCTTCCACTGCGGTATTTTCAGCACCATCCCATTTAGTGATCCATTCGTTATCAATTTTTATTGATATTCCACACATGACGCCTTTATCTGGTGCTGGGGTGAATTCATTTTTCCAGCCTTGTTTTCCGCAAACTTCATCCAATCGCTTTTGAATAGCTCGATTTGTCACATATGCGAGAACCATTGCCCAGCAAGCACCTTTGTTTGTTTTTCCTGACTGCTGAACTCTCCATTCAATATCGTTAGGGCTGAATGGCTCATCTAGTTTGTCTAAGTCCATATTTACCTCTCAAGCCAGTAATTAATGCTAAACTCAACATCAGGGTCTAAATCAGGTTGGCCTAGAAGCCAAGTTAAATACCCTGCGTTTTCTTTCTTTACTTCGGTAAATGTCATCCCTTTGTACTTACCGAAACGCAACTTGCTTAATAGTGATGGCTGATTAGTTATTTCTAACATTTCCGTATCTGACCACCCTGAATCATCCTTGATTCGCTTAAATAATGACGCTGTAACAATGCAGTCATATAGAGCTCTGTGAGCGTGCAATCCCTCTGGCACATGAACATCCAGTTTCAGTGCATAGCGTAGATATTGATTGCTGTGACTTTCTAACTCAGGCCATAAACGCCTCGCTAGTTTTAAAGTGCAGATAAAAGGCGCATCCATTTCTGGCATCATCCGTTTGTCGAATTCTGCATTGTGTGCAATCAGATAATCAGCTCCTTTATAAGCATCAATTACATCTTCAATAAGCGGGGATAGTTCAACCATCTCATCGGTGATGTGGTGAATCGCCATTGCACTTATTGATATTGGTTTCTGCGGGTTTACAAAGTGGGATTGCTGCGAGTTATAATCAATTTCCGTGTCGTTTAAATCGATACTTGCTATTTCAACTATTCCGCTATCAAAATCGCAAGTCTCAGTGTCAATAGTTCTGTATTTAGTCACCAACTTTTCTACCTCCCATTGGTAGCTCTGGAATATTTAGATAAGGGTCAAAGTTATCTTTGAATAAATGCCTTGCGTATCGCTCCAAGTCAGCCTGTCTTCGTTGCGCTTTAATGTGTTCAGGTAGAGGAGGGTAGAATTGGGACATTTCTAAGTTTTGACTTTTAACTAGCGCGGCGAGAGCTAATTCTAGTGTTGAAATCCTTTCAACTGGCTTCAAGCCTATAACCTCCAAATTAACCCCGCTTTCTGCTAATGAATCCCTTATCCTTCGCCTTTCGATATCTTCATCAATCATTGGTAAAGCATATTTCAGGGCGGCATCCTTGCTTTTATGACTGGGGAATGCAGGTATTAAATATTTACCCATATTCACCTCTCATCCACTTGCTAGGCGTTGACTGAGGATGAATTCCTAGACTTTCCATGCGATAGTATTCATCTTCTTCCTCGCACTCCCTGCGTCGCTTCTCGGCATCCTGCCTTCGCTTGATTTCATACTCTGAAATTCTCATGCTGCGTCCTTACTTAACTTGGCCACTGCCGAAAATATTAGGCTTCCTTTCCCTCTGGTGATGTACTCTTCCATAAGAGCATCAGTCCATTCATGCTTTAAGAGGAAATCTACTATCTCCTCAATCGGTGCATCCATTGCAGTAAAGAGAGCATCCGTGTCTCCCTCTATTTTTTGCACTTCATGATTTTCAATTGATAACCTGAAGTCTTTATCAAACGTTATTGATGGGTAATAACCTTTTGTATTTATGTGTAATGTCATATCCACCTCGGTATCAGCGCCATGAAAGCAATTAAGGAGATAATGAAAGCTATCCAATCCCACTTAATTTTGTTTTTAACTTCATCTTTGAAGCTCTCGCTATTCAGTCGATAGCTGAGTTCCTGACGTTTTAATTCGTTAATTTTTGGCATAAGAAATCCCTCACTTATCGATTGATAGCGATTGTTATTGAAAGTGTTCTGGTGTTGGTGCGGTGGGTTACTTAGATACTGCGTTATTCCAGCGTTTGATTAACTCTCTTGGGTCGTTGTAGGTTGGAGATCCATTCCAAGCACAGCACTTTAGGTTGAATGTATTTAAACCCCGTGGACTAGGTAAAACAAAAGGGCTGTACGCATGTAGTAATGGAGTTTTTTGACAAAATGGACACTTAGATATGTCATCACATCCTGTGAAATCTATCTCGGGTTTTGTTTTGTCATCCTCCATCCACTCAAGACCTTCCGGAACATGCAGTTTATATCCATCCCAATAATCAAACTCTGGTGATAGGACTGATTGATGGCCTGCTCCTCTAGTTCGCATCCGCTTTCTTGCAATTACCTTTTCGCCATCGACGGTTTTGCTGTCCATTCGCCAGAGATAAACACCTTCTTTTTCTGGCTTTTGTTCTGAGTATTTAATCCACTGACTCATAATTAATCCCTTGCGTGTTAGTAATTCATTGTCATGTGGGGGATTTGGTTACTTGCGACTAGTTTAATAAATTCAGTCGCTAATTTTTCATCAAATCCGTTTCTGACTAATGCTTGTAATGTTTCTTGGTTATACTTGCGGCGATGTTCTTTGTCCTCTTGACGTTTTGCATCTTCCTGACGCTTGCGCTCTTCTTCCGCTAATCGCGCTTGTTCAGCTTCAAGAGCTTTCTTGCGCTCAGCTTCGATAGCTAACTGCTTATCAAGCTCAGCACGCTCTTGTGCTTCTTTTGCATCGCGTTCGCGCTGTACTGCTGCTTCGATTTCTTGCTGTGCTTTTTGTTCGGCAGCTAATCTTGCTTGCTCTGCCGCTTGTTTCTTTAGCTCTTCTTCGTGAGCAATACGCTGGCGTTCTGCTTCGGCTTTAGCTTCTGCTAAATCTCGGTCGAATTTCTCATTCATGAGCAGGGCGATTTCATGGTCTGACTCGATGCGTTCAGCAAGTGCCTTATCAAATGCGGCATTCATTTCTAGCGCTTCTTCGTGCCAGGCTAACATTTGCTTTTCTGCTTTTATTCTATCTTGCTCAGCCTCCCACTCGGTAAGTGGCTGTCGAACTTTATCGCGCAATGTATCGAAACGCTCTCGCACAGTTCGGCGATTGGCGTCGATTAGCTTTGGTATTTCTTTTAACTCTGCCACCAAGTCTTTACCGAGCCCATCAAGGTAAGTTTTCGATTGAGCGACTTTGTAAGCCAGTGAAGCAATTTCCTTGCGACCTTTGGCAGTGCTAACATCTGGAATAAAAGAGTTAACTTCTTGCTCTACTTTACGAATGATATCTTCGACGCTATCCGATGACTTAAATACTTCAAGCGCCGTCGACTTCTCAATTACGACTAATTCATTTGCCATTTCCTATGCTCCTTATGTGCGTATTCCTCACTATTAATAGCGATATGAATGATTAAGTGATTTCTTATTGATTTAGTTTCTTTAGTACAGTGATATACAGTTATTAAACGCAAGGAGACCCTATGTATATTAATTTTGCATATGACATGGTGAGTATTGGTTGGTTAACGTTTGTTATCTTTATGCCTATTGACCCTATTTTTTCATATTCTGCATTATTGGATATATCTACATTATCAGTAAATGTAGCTAAATGATTGCTTACTGCTGACCGAGGGCTTTTGCGATTACAGAGTCAGTGATATCTAAATTGTCGCCGCTGTCCTGTTTGTAGCTTGCAACTATGTTTCGTAGTCGAATGAGCTCACTTAATAACTCTGGTGCTGCTGAGATTAGATTGTCATCTCCTACATAACCATACCCTTCAGCGACAATATCCCCATCGGCCCCATATATGAACCCGTCTCTAACTTCCCACGGGCTTGGTGTTGTATTTAATCCCATATCACCCCCTAGCCTTTAACATTGCATCTGCCATGCCGTAAGCTTCCTTGGCAATTGCGTCCATTCTTTCCTCGGTGAATCCTATGCGCCCATAATCAAAATGTGCAATTAATGACTGAAGAGCTGCCTTAGCGAACTCATCACGCAGCCCCTCTAGTTGCCATGGTAAATGCTGTTTATCTGTCATACTCCCTCCGTTATTAACTAAACACGATGCTACTTGCTGTTTGATAGGTCATAAAACACGCCGTAGGTTATCTCTTCAAAGCAATCTGGAATGCTTGGTTGCTTATCCATGCCTCTCTCATGATTTGGTATGGCGCAAATAAGAAAGCTTTTATCGTTTTGTGGATATCCGACAATCGTTTCCAACATTCGCATTCCAGCACCGCTGCCGTGCTGGCTAATAGAACAGCATTGAATGTCGAACTTATTGATGATGTAGTCTTTAAAGCATGGTAAATCTTTGAGCTTCTTATTGAGTTCATCTTTCTCTGCGTCTAATGCGGCGTTAAACGCTTTACCTTTCTTCGAGTTAGCTTTAGCTCGAATAACTTTTAACTCACTAGTTCGCTGAGATTCTTTAACTGCAAAATCGAATTCTTTATCTACTGCGAAAGCAAATGCGCGAATTGTCGTTCCATTTTCACCCCATGAATTACTAAAGCTAACTCCTTTAGCCCCAACGCTTTCAATGGCTTCATTGAGAAGCACCTGCCGTTTAGCTTGAATTTCGGCGGTTTCTTTTTTGATTTGCTTGGTAGCTTCTTTGCTAATTTTATAAAATCGATAATCCCTTGGTTCCATCTCTATCTCCTATCTATTAATCAACTCACTAACCTATTGATAATCCACACTCTCGCAGTGGACGCGCTCATGCCCTTGAGTTCATGCCGCTCAATCGCCGCTAATAACTGGTGCGTATTTGGCTTGTACGCTGCTTTACCAGAGCTATTTGTAATATAGGAACCTTAACCCGTCGCTACACAGGCTAGCAATCATGCTACTCAGGGGGTAGTCACTACCTAACCTTTGCCGCTATGCAACTGCGGTCTGTCCGCTTTTTTGTTACATAAATCCTCCGATTCAAACGGTACTTTTTATTAGGCGAGACCGATTTATCGCCTTTGGTTTGTGTCGTGCTGTCAAAAAAGCTATCTCACCACAGCCCACCTTGATGGACTGTAATTAGTTAACTGTGCCTGCTTTTAACCACGTCAGGCGAGGTGGTTCCTTACATTCCCCAACGCAAGAAATCTGTGTATAATTCAATCACCCCAACGTAATTAAAGGATTGAATTATGCCAATCGGCACGTCGTATCAAATGCTCAAAGATATAGGCTCTTTGGGTAAAAGGATTTTTGATAAGAAAATTGATGAAGAAGTCAGAAAAGAAGTTCAGGCAATGATTGATAAATCATCAGAACTATATGACCGTGTTGTTGCTCTTGAGGATGACCGACAATCTAACAGACAGCTTATTTCTGAGCTGCAAGAAAAAGTCAAGAGCGCTAAAAATTTTAATCGTGAGTTTAAAAAGTACGAGCCACAAAAGCTTGAATCTGGTTCTTTTGTTTATGCTTATAACACCGCTCTTCATACAGATAAGCCATCTCACTATATATGTGCAAAGTGCGTAACAGATTCTGTAATATCCATACTTCAACCGAATGCCAACAAAATGTCTAGTGGCGGTTATTATCTTTACACTTGTTATAATTGCAGTAATGATTTTAAGATGAATAAGACCCCCTCAATTGATATTGATTTCCCAGACAGCATAGCTGGAATTAGAAGATATTAATTTACGCTAAGCCCATCCGTGGGCTTTATCTCGCCGTAACACTTCCATCACTCATAATCGGCTTGCGTAGCCGTGGTTGCTTGCGTGTGTCTGGTGCTGATTTGAGCTTCTTCAACTCAACGATTATCTGCGCCATGACATCAAATGAATTAACCTTCCGTGATTCTTCTTTACGCTGCTCCATGCGCTTCTCTTTCCTGCTTAATTTGTAACGCTGTCTTGAGTTCATAATAAAATCCTCAGTTAGTTAACTTTGGTGATTGGTGCCAGTTCGTTACGCTGGTTTCAGTCCGTTTTCATGGTGAGTCCATGCCAGCCTATTGATGGAATCGAACCATCAAACATTCAATGATCGCCATGCGATTCAATCTGATGCAAAGTTACCTTTGCACTGTTGGTCAAACTCAATTGACTGTTACCATGAATCAGCAGGAACTACCTGCATTCACCAATCCCAAAGCTAACTTCACTTTGGCCTCCCGTTTGCAAGGAGGAAGCTAAATTATTAAAGAGCATGAGGCGTATATTTCATGTTGCTTGCCTTCGATGGAATGTATTGTGTACCAATAGTACGCGATAATCAAGTACCAAAAGTACGCAAATTTAATGGAAAAGTACATAATTAAGTTAAACTTTTGTATTTTCAGGTAATTTATTTTCAAAAATTATTTATCTTGCGAGGAAAATCACACGATATAGCGAAACCTATGCTAAATTGTCGTAAAACTCAGGAGGATTTATGAATTTAGATGACGAGAAAGTTGTAAAAGTGGTAATGGAAGTGGGCGGTGCGGTATTTAGACTACTGGACAATACCGACACCATCACCAAAGAAATGATTATTGATGAACTTGAGCGATGTCGTAAAGAGGTAACGAACACCTTACACAAAGGTGCTTTGCGTGATGCCGCTCAAGTGGTTAGAAGTATGGGGAAGATTGGATAGGGCACAAAAAAGCCCTCGCGCTGAGGGCTATTGGCTATTTATGGATAATAAATTATTTTGTCTTGGTGATTAAATCTTTTATCTCGTTTATGTTCTTATTGGTTTCTTTAAAGTTATCATCAATTTTTGATTCGACTTTATCTATGCGCAACTCTGTCTTCTCAAACTGAGAGTCAATTCGGGTAAACCTATCATTAACTCTGCTTTCCATTGCGGTCATTGCAGTAGTTATTTCTTGTCTATTCGTATTTATTGACGCTTGCAATTCTTTTCTTGATTCATTGACTGAGTCATTAACTTGATTTGTTATACTTGAAACTGAAGTTACAACCGCAATGATAATAGTGAGAAAAACAGCAGCAACACTGACGTAAAATTCCTTCCTAGACATGTTACTAACCTCGTTATTTTCATTAGCAGATGGTGTCTTGCTAGGCATTCCTGTTGGTACAATATAAATAACTTGATCGTGATTAGCAACTTCAAATGAAGGAGGTCTGCTGAAATGAATAGGGCTTGGGTCATATACCAATTCTGGCTCTCTAATCTCATTATTCATGTGCTATTCCTTAGCTTTTTTCTTTTGTGATTCCTTCCAATTTCTAATAATGTTAACCCAGAATATATCCACATGACCACAGAGGATGCAAGTAAGCCCGACACATTCATGGGCGACAACCTTTGACATCTCTTTATTCATAGATGTTAGTGTCAGCGCCTGATTTTCACCAACTGCCAGAACTCCGCTCATTGAATTCTTGCCACATGATGAGCATTTACTTGTAACGCCTTTTTCTTCCAGAAACTTGAAAAATTCGCTTGCTGTTACAGAGTTATGCATGTCGATATACATATCTCTTTTTTCTTCTTTTTCTTCACTCATCATTCAATCCTTAAATTAGTTTAAAACGTGTCGTCAGGCCACTTGCTAAGATGCGTCTAATCCGCGCTTCTTGAGCATCTCTTCAAATATTGCGTCATAGTGCGCCCCCTTGGCTTTTAATTCCCTGATTAGTCTCTCAGCTTCTATTTTTGGAAGCCTCTCATATAGCTCTAATAACTCAATTTGGTCTGGCCTTAGGTTTTCATATTTTTTTGATTTTATTTCTGGGAGTGGGTCGCTAAATGCTTCACCTTCTCCATGCTGCAACCAGACTACATCGCAACGTAAGAATTTAGCCAAAGCATTCATCTTCTCTTGCCTAGGCAAAGATTCAGCATTAAACCACTTGCTAACCGCTTTGGATGTAACGCCAATAGCTTTAACGATTGCAGCGCCTCTACCACGTTCATTTAAGCCAGCATTATCACAGGCCAGTGCTAGCCTTTTAGCAAATTCTTGTCGCACTTTTTCGACTTGTACCATGAGTACAATAATAAACCTCTTGCAAAAAACTTTCAGTACGGCAATAATGCGTACCAAAAGTACACAAAGGGGATGTTTAATGAATAACATTAGGGAGCCAATAACGGACATCGGCGTTTCACAGGTTGCGAAAGCCTGTGGAGTTAGTAATCGAGCTGTTTACAAATGGCTAAAGAACGAGTCTTTACCGATGACTGAGTTTTTTGGAAAGACAAACTATGCAAAAGCAATACAAAAAGTTTCCAAAGGAAAATACAAAGCATCTGATTTGCTTCGTGTTAGCCAAAAAAAATTATTAGCTGCATAGCAGCAAAGCTCTTTAATAATCAATCCGCTCTCCTTGCAAACGGGAGAAAACTTAACTCACAGGATCGTGAGCAACGGACTAACTACGTCAAAAGGAATTTAACAAATGGACTACGCAACAACACGCAAAAACTTCAATCAATTCGTATCAAATCATCTAATCGCTACGGCATTACAAGCATTGAGAGCTAAGTCTCAGTCAGTGGTAGCAAAAACATTAGGTGTTCATGACTCAACCATTCTGCGCAGAACTGACAAATTTCCTGAGCTATGCGAAACGCTGGCAGCTTCGGGTATTAAAGATTTTGTGCTGGAAGGTGAGAGAAAAATATCTGAGGAAGAATATCGCTTTTTGTGGAAACAAATCGGCGAGCTTTCTTTGATGAGAACAAAAGAAAACGCCCCAGCTGCTGGAACAGTTGAGGCGTATTAGTAAATCATTCACGGGAGTAATTATACATGAATATAGAACAAAAGGTAAACGAATCATCGCTTAAGGTTGGCGATAAATTTGAAACCGTTTATCCGTTCAAGCGTATAGAAATCCCTTATAGGGATGTATTTGGTAGGGATTTATTGGATGTTTTGTGGTTCGGTGGCTGTCATCGAACTACTGAGCACCAAGATAGCGGTAATGATTATGGCTACGAAGAAACATGGTACACAGCAGATGCTGAAGGTAAGAGGGTTCTTGAGGTTTTAGCCGTGGTAGAAATGCCACGGAAATTTCAGCGAAGAATTATCTATCAATGCACCATGATACCCCCAGAAGGAAAGGCAAGGAAAATCTCAGCGACTCATTGCGTTACTGAGTCAAGATTTAAAAAAATGGCATCAGGTTATTTCACTGATTACGAACTAAATTGACAAGGAGGTTGATATGAACGTTGTTAAGCATGTGGACTTTGCTAACAAACAACTGATACCAGACAAACTAGAGGTTAAGGTGGCTGATCTTGATAATGGCTACCTTCGGGTAGCAAATGAAATTCAAGATGCTCTGTGCGCTCTCCAACTAGCAGGCAGGGAATGGCAGGTATTAAATGCCATTATTCGCTTAACGTGGGGGTGGCAAAAGAAAGAGGACAGAATACAAAACATCTTGATTGAAGAGAAAACTAAGCTAGGTAGAAATCCTGTATCTGAATCAGTCGGAGTGCTTGAAGTTAGAGGGATTATTCATGTTCGACGAATAGGCCAAAACAGATACATTTCTATCAATAAAAACGTCTCAGAATGGGTATACACGAAAACAAGGAAAACTATCCCTGAAAACAGGGATAACCATCCCCGAAAACGTGTAGTGGTATCCCCGAAAAAGGGGATCACCAAAGACATTATTTCAAATACAGTAAAAGATATTAATAACTCTTCGTCTGAGAATTCTAACGAATCCTCTGACCGACCATCTGAAAAAGTTTTAATGGTTAAGCCTGATGCGGTTGTTAGCTCACCCAAGGGTAACAAGTGGGGGGATGCTGATGACCTGAAAGCGGCTCAATGGATTTACTCACAAGTATTGATAGTCAGCCCAACAACCAAAGAGCCAAACTGGTCAACTTGGGCTAACGATGTTCGACTGATGAGACAGTTAGACGGGCACACCCATCAAGACATTTGCAAAATGTTCAAATGGGCAAACAAAGATTCGTTCTGGTGTAGCAATGTTTTATCGCCAGCAAAACTCCGTGAGAAGTGGCCAACACTGGTTATTCAAAGTCAGCAGCCAAACCGCACGCAAAGAGTGTCAGGAAGCCAGCAGCCAGCAAGGCAATCGATAGACTACGAAAGCACTGAATGGATGGAGGGTATCGATGTATGAAATCACTAGTTACAGCAATCCAGCAGCGTGATTCAACAGCACTGCAAGCAATGGCAGCACATGCGCCGCCACAGCAGAAGCAAGCGGTAAAACAGCAAGTAGCCCAAGTATTTAACGAGCTTTTCAGACAACTGAAAGCAACCTTCCCAGCGGCAATAGCCAACTTCAAAGAACAAAGTGACCTTGACGAGTTTAAACGCCAATGGACTATTGCATTCATTGAAAATGGAATTAGGACGCTTGAGCAAATCAATGTCGGGATGAAAATTGCAAGGCAGCAAACTAGCCCATTTTTACCTTCTCCTGGTCAGTTTGTTCAGTGGTGCAAACAGGAGGACTTCACTCAGCTTGGATTACCCACTGAAACCGAACTATACGAGGTATTCAAAAAGTATTGCTCGGAGCGCGGCTGGCGTAGGTTTAATTGGCCATCAAATGCCTGTTACTGGATTGTCACTAAAGTTTACTCAGAAATGAGAAGCCGTAACCTGTCTGATTCAGAGGTTATAAAACTTTGCGCGTCTGAGTTAAAAGTCATGGCCAACAAAATTAAATCAGGCGAGAAGATACCCGATCCGATATTGCAGCTAGAAGGCAAAGTGACGCCCACTAAGCGTGACAAAGCGCTATCAATCATTGCTGACCTGAAAAACAAACACGGATTCAAGTAACCAAAGGAATTTAAAATGATTAAACACAGAATTGGTAAGCCATACGTTAGACGCCTAAAGCAAAGCGATATCCCAGCCACTACACAAGCGAAATCAGCGATAGATTACCTAAACAACCCCGATAATCACCTGAAAGAAGCCAAGGCGTATGCGGTTTGTCTGCGTGGTTTGCCAGAGGTATTCCAAGTTTCCTTATCAAAAAGGCAACTCATTAAACTCATGAACGCGGCGATTTTGTAAGCCTAACACACCAAATCATAAGGACTTCTAGATGAAAACGCGGCAAACAAAAATGGAGCTAGTCGCATACCAAAAGGATGACGACAAGAAAGTTAAAACCTATCAACTTCTTCACTACAACGAAAAAACACGCCTGGAGCAGAAAATAAAAGTCACCAAAAGACAGGCGCTTCATGGCTGGGAAGTTAGTTTGAATTTGGACGATTTCCCTAGACTAGAAACTGAAACTGAGGCTTTGCTGAAATACGCCGACTGGCTAGAACGCATGGGAATAGCAATACGCAGAGAAGCTAAGCGGGCAATTAAGCGAGGTGTTGAGTGATGAAATGGTATGAGGAAGCACTTGTCAGAATATTTAGTAGCAACATCCTGACGTTTCTATTTCAACTCATTGCTTGGGGTTCGGTATCGCTTTTAATCGCGATAGATAAGTTAGGCGAGTTTAATCTTCATGTTTACCTAGGCTCATTGCCAATAGTGATTATTCAGGCATTAGTGATGACATGCCTAATTAGGTGGATATTTAAGTTTTGCACTAAGAATATCAATATTAATTAGAGGGATGAGTGATGAAAGGAACAACGTTAACAGAGCTGAATAAAGCGTACTTACGCCAAGGTAGATTTATAGCGGGTAGATACATTCATGCGAACGTTAAATACTTCAGGCAAAGAACGGACGCAATATTTTTTGAGCATGAGCTAGCAGCTGATAAGCACAGACCACGCGGCAAGGCATATTTGCGATTAATGCAAATCGAGAATTTATCCAACACGATGAAGTTTAAAGCGTTGCAAGAAAAAATTCACCAGATGGAGGCATCTAATGCAGGGAACTAATTGGGTTAAGGTGAGTGAGCAAGAGCCGCCGATCAAGACTGATGTTTTGTGTTGCAATATTTTCACTGGAGATAGATTTACAGCTGACAAACTAGAAACCTTCAATTCCTCAAAGGGGTTAATGGCAAAGGGTTTCTACCGTGGAAACCCTCAATGGATAGCAACCCACTGGATGCCACTCCCACCAATGCCAGAGGGTGAATGATGAGCAAAAGGATTAAAAACTGCCCAATGTGCGGCAATGGCAATATCACATTGGCATTACGTAATTCAGAGAAGAGGCAGTATTGGGTGGTTTGTTGCACGTCATGCCATTTAAATATTGACAGAAGCCTAGCCCATTTAGCGATAGATGCATGGAACAGGAGAGCTAACAGTGAGTGATACACCGATTAAAATTCGAATTCTCATGCCCGGCCTAGGCTTTTACGAGCGAGAGGTTCAAGGTCAGGATGGCGACTATTTTGTCACAAACGAAAAAGGCCATGTTTGGTGGCTAGATGATATGGCTAATGACGGAATCCAATGGGAGTTTGTGAAATAGGAGGCTAACTTGGAAATAGAAATGGTCAAATGCGCCAATGGCATATTTGCACCAGCATTCGAACACGACCTACCACGTTTAACTAAATTCAAAAATGGCGAGATGTACACCTTCAGCGCCAAGCTCACAAGAAACCCAGCATTTCATAAAAAGATGTTCGTATTCTTTAAATTCTGTTTCGACTACTGGTGCGCAAATAAGGCAGGGCTCGACTGTATGGATGAGCATAGCCAATTTGAGCGCTTCAGAAAGGATTTGACGATACTTGCAGGATTTTATGAGCAAACGGTAAGGCTAAACGGCGATGTGCGTACAGAGGCTAAGAGCCTGTCATTTGCCAATATGGATTCAGACGAATTCGAACGCTGTTACAAGGCCATGATTAACGCAGCAATAAAACACATTTTCAGAGGATGCAATGAAATCACTGAGAATCGGTTACTGACATTCTTTTAAGGATAGAGAGATGAATATCATATCAAAAATGGCAATCGCCATGGCGTCACTAGCATCACAGAACGCCTTATGGGCTATCAATCGTAATAGCTATTGGTACAGCTACCCCACATCAACTAAGCGCATCACAGGTCACGCAAAGATAAACCGAGCAGCCAAGACGCGGAGGAATAAAAAATAATGGCAAAGCGAACTAACGCATTAGAGCAAATGAAAAAATGGATGGAAGTAATCCCTCAGTGCTTGCAGCCACAGAATAAGCAAGCTGACAGCGAAGAACCCAAAGAGAAGCCAGTAGCTAAGAAGCGGAGGGCGAGAAAGTGAAGGAGCCCCACGTACACAGGCTTCTCACTTACGAAGAAGCAGAAAGACTTTGTGAGCATTATCGAAGGCAAGGTTATTCACCAGTAAAGATACTCAATATTAACCCTCAGTATTTCGATGTATCAGTCAACCTACCCACCCAAAAGTGGCTCAAGCCAACACCGCGAACAATGATTAATAGGATGTGGAGATGAATAAAAATAATCACCCAACGTACAAAGAGACATTTCATAAGCACATGTTTAACTTTGAATTGTTATTCAAATACGGAAAATTTGTTTTGATTTGGTCTGCCTTTGCTTTAGTGGCAGGTTTAATTGCGGAGGTAATACGTTGATATGTCACTAAAACGCGATAAATACGATATTGTATTTTCGCAGCTAGTCAGGGAACGAACAGATTACGAATGCGACTACTGCGGAAGACACTTTAGACACGAACCTTCAAAACTTCACTGCTCCCACTTTAAATCACGACGACACAAAGCAACTCGATACCATCCTCTAAACGCCTTCTCTCACTGCGCTGGCTGTCACCGAAAACTAGGCGAAGACCCACACGAATTCAATGCTCATGCTGTTATCACTTACAGCGAGATGACTATTGATAGCGTGGCTCGTTTAGCGGGAACGGCTGTGAGGTTAAAGCCATGGCAGATGGATGATTTATACCAGCACATGAAAGTTGAGCTTAAACGGCTTCAGGAGCTACGTAGCGAAGGTGTAACAGGTCGGATTGAGTTCACGTTACCTGATTGGTATCAGCACGGCATAACTTATCAGATGGGGGATGTGTGATGTTCACTGACATAGGCGCAGCAATTGAAGAGGCTAGATGGCTCAGGCGGCAAACCAAGCATCACCATGTGGTCACTCAAAACAGTAAAGGATATCTAAAAGTCAGACAAGAAACAGGGTGGAGAAAGGAGTCTCTACTACGCAAAGCATATAGCACACGTTATGACTGCCATAATCACACAGTATTGCCGGAGGTAAGATGAACCTAGAAAGCGCGGTAAAATATCATTTTGCTAAGTCCACTTCGATATCTGACTCACCTAGAGCTACATCGTCAGACTCACTTACTGGAACTGATGTGATGGCTGCTATCGGGTATTGCCAAAGTAAAGAGTCATTCGGCTTTTCTGCGTTCTCGGGAAAGATGGAGATCAGCCAGAATGACAAAGTTAAGGCAGTGCAGTTATTAACTCAGTATGCTTTGAAGCATTGCGACAAGGTTGCAGCCTTACGCAAACTAGAAGGAAAGGTTAAAGCAAAAGTGATGCAAATTCTCGCAAAATTCGCATATGAGGATTATTGCAGGTCTGCCGCAAGTGTTACTGAGTGCGTGAAGTGCTCAGGGCGAGGCGTTGTTAGTAAAAGGAAGACGGTTGTTAAGCATGAAGGAGTAAAGGATAAAAGCGGCAGCGTTGTCTTTAGGAAAGAAAAGCTGGAATTGGTTGATGAGCTGTGCACGAAATGCAATGGAAAGGGTGTTATTTCTTGCGCCTGCAATGATTGCAAGGGCAGAGGAGACGTAATAGATAGGGAGGAGCTTGAGAGGACAGGAATGCCAGTAAGAAAAGCATGCAAGCGATGTTCAGGAAGGGGCTATGAAAGAATCCCAGCCAGCAAGGCATATCATGCTGTTTCTGCTATTAGTGGATTATCACCTGACCAATGGAAAAAATCAGTAAGTAGATTTTATGAATCATTGTCCAATGAGTGTGAGATTGGCGAGAATAAGGCTGATTACATACTAAAAAAAGTGACAAAATAATATCGAATACTTTTAAAGTATAAATTGACTTTTGCACTTTTCTGTGTAAACATGATTCTAATGATGGGAATTTTGCATTTCATTATCCCAAAGCAAGAATATAGAGCCTCACTTCGGTGGGGCTTTCTAATTTACTTTCCCTCATCAATGAGGGTGACATAGTTTAACTTGTTGATATTGTTCCGTTATGGGAATTCCCATATCGCTAGTTCAACCTGTAAGTAATCCTTACAAGTTCACATTCAAGAGGTCGCCTAGTGCGGCCTTTTTTCGTATACGCCGCCACAGAATTCTAATCACACACACTTAATTGACACATAGAGATTGTGCGCGGCTATTTATTAACTAAATTCCTCCGATACGGGGGTGAGCCATGAAACGTATGAAAGAAAATCCTGAAGTATGGGTACAACTATCTGAATGGCTGTCGTCAGTCAAAGAGCAGGGAGTTGGCGCAGCACTTGCAGGAGGTATGGCTATTCTCCGCGGTCGTTATAACGGTGGGGGATGGAAGAAAACCTCCATGGACGCGGTGATGTGTTCAATATTCGCTTGGTTCGCTAAGGATATGTTGAACATTTTTGAAATGAATAATGAGTTAGTTTACTTGCTAAGCGTTTTCATTGGATACCTTGGCGTTGACTTTATTGGTCGCTTATTGCGTAGAGCGGCAGGAAACAAAGTTGGAGTATCAGATGAGTAAAGTATCCCGTGGTATCCGCAATAATAACCCCGGCAATATTGACTACAACAAAGCCAATAATTGGAAAGGTCAATTACCGCATAACCCAAGTGTTGAATCTCGCTTCTGTCGATTCGAAAGCCCTGACTATGGTATTCGTGCATTAATCGCATTACTTCGAACTTACCAGCGCAAGTACGGATTAAACACTGTATCCGGCTTGATTAATCGTTGGGCTCCGACGAATGAGAACAATACTGGCGCATATATTAATGGCGTGACTAAAGAGTTGGGTGTATCGCCTGCTGATATTATCAGTCTTGATGATAAGGCAACCGCTATCAAACTCGCCAAAGCAATCATTCGTCATGAAAACGGCTCACAACCGTATGATGAGGCTACATTCGAAAAAGCGTGGGGCTTGCTGTGAACAGCTTAAAATCATGGCTCCCTGTTCTGTTGTGGGGCGGGCTGTGTATTGCTTTGTTCTTTTCAACTAAAGAAATGATTGAGCTTGGTAAAGAGAATAAAGGCCTAAAGAAAGCAAACAGTTCTCTCGTTGCTGAAATAGCAGACTACGAAAAACGCATCAACTCCCTTCACGAACTTGACACCAAACACACAACGGAACTCACAAATGCAAAAGCTGAAATTGACCAGTTGCGTATTGCTGCTGAGCGTAATCCTGAGCGGGTGTACATCAGAGCCAGTTGTCCGAAAGGCGAAACCAATTCAACCTCCGGCATGGATGATGAAGCAACCGCCAGACCTACTGACTCCGCTATCGGAAATTATTGGTTACTCAGGCAGCGAATCGCAGAGTCCAAGCAAATGATACTTGGCTTGCAAGATTACATTAGAACGGAGTGTTTACGTTAATACCAATCAGTAAATGCTCTTGCAAAAAAAATTAAATTTATGAAAGTAAGAGCGCTTGACAAGTAGATAGAGAACTTCAAAAAAATAGTCATTACGTCTGATGGTTTTTTATCTTGAGCAATAATGAATAATATACAGGCAAGGATAGGAAGAAATATGAGTAAGAGAGTAATGGGATTGGTATACATATATTGATGCTCCCTCTTATGCAATGAAAAATTAACCTATTAGTTAAGTATATTTTTAACAGGAAAGCAATGCGGGAAATTGAACAACAACGACAGGTGATGAAATAAAAAAAAGCCCACACAGGGTAGGCTAAGCACATCTGTTGAACAAATAAATATCACATTAAATGTAGTTGACGTATTCAAAATATGCAAGCGAATAATGAGCCTCTGAGAAATCAGGGGCTTTTTAATGGCAAAAAAATAGCCCCTGGTGTTGAGGCTTAAAAGTGTAGGAATATATATGAAGCTAATAACTTAGCGATGTAATAACCATACCCCTCTTAATGTTACGTTACGAAAGTAAAGTTAAAAGAAAGTTACATTTATTCAAGTTTTGTAATCAGTAGTACGCATTTCACCCTGTGCCACGCTCGGCACATACACACCAAAGAACCTTTCAGGATAAGCCTTGAGGATAACCAGTAGTGGTTTGGTTAACCCTCTTTGGGCTGGTTACTCCTGAGCGCAAGGTTTATCTCTAAAAGGAACTAACTATGTCTTTAGTGGAAATTAAAAAATTTGATTTATTGACTAGCTCTTCTGCAATCGCCGATGGAGTTAAAAAGAAACACAAAACAGTAATTCAACTTGTTCGTCATTATGTTGATGACTTAAATGAATTCGGAAGGGTGGCATTTGAAATGCGATCCTTTGATACAGACGGTGGACGACAAAAGAAACAAGTAGCACTACTTAATGAGCAGCAGGCAACATTGTTAATTACATACATGCGTAACAATGATGTAGTCAGGGCGTTCAAGAAAAGACTTGTTTCTGAATTCTTCAAGATGCGATCTGCTTTAGCTGCCAAAAAGTTAGATAGAAATACGTCAAGATTGGAATATAAGCCAATGACCGATGCAGTCAAAAAGGCTAGAGAGGAACAAGGCAAGACTATTTCACCTCACCATTTTAGTAATGAAGCAGACTTAATTAATCGCATTGTGCTTGGTATGACATCTGCTAAGTTTCGTGTACATAACGAAATAGGAAAGAAAGAGCCTATCCGTGATTACTTAACACCAGAGCAAATACATTGCGTAACTGAATTACAAAGAGCCAACACAGTGTTTATCTCAATGGGATGGAACTTTGAACAACGAAAGGAAGAATTAACTAAGTTGTTTAATAAAAACCATAAGCAACCATTGCTCGATGAGATGCATAGATTGGCGGCGTAAAAATGCGCTTTGCTTGTAAATCAATAAATTACCGATGTACTAAAAGTTGCATCGCCTGAATAGGTCGCTCAGCGGTATTTTTTATTGTTAGTCACAAAGCCCGCTTTCGAGTTGGCTTTTTAATTAACTATGAGGGTAAAAGAATGGCACTCACCGATAAGCAAGAAATGTTTTGTCGTGAGTACCTCGTTGACTTGAACGCTACACAGGCGGCTATTCGTGCGGGGTACAGCGAAAAGACTGCGCGAAGTGTTGGGAATGAAAACCTGACAAAACCTGACATTGAAAAACGAATTCAGGAATTAATGAATGATCGCAGTGAGCGATTAGAGATAACGGCTGACTATGTTCTCAATCGCCTTGTTGAGATAGACCAAATGGATGTATTGGACATACTTCATGATGATGGAGGAATAAAGCCTATTCATGAGTGGCCTAAAGTTTGGCGCATATCATTAAGCGGCATGGACTTAGCTGAAATGTTCGAGTCTAAAGATGGTGAGCGCGATTTAGTTGGCATCATGAAGAAAATAAAATGGCCTGACAAAGTCAAAAACCTTGAGCTACTAGGCAAGCACAAAAACGTTAGTGCCTTCGTGGATAAAGTTGACCTAACCGCTGACGTGAAAGTCGAGAATCGTTCTATCAAGGAGATATTCGATGGCTAACCCTTACTTCAAACCATTTGCAGCAAGCGCCCCTTATAAGGTGGCTTACGGTGGTCGAGGTAGTGGTAAATCTTATTTCTTTGCAGAGCTAGCGATTGAAGTATCACGCAGAATCAAAACGGTCATCCTTTGCACCCGTGAGTTTCAGGGTTCGATTAGTGATTCGGTGCATAAGCTGCTTTGTGAAACTATCGACCGCTTAGGATATGAAAAAGAGTTCGAGATACAAAAGAACACTATTATTCACCTTGGCACCGGTGCTTCATTCGTATTTGCTGGCATTAAAAACAACGTCACCAAGATTAAATCAATTCAAGGTGTCGGAATTTGCTGGATTGAAGAGGCTGAGGCGGTAGTTAAAGATTCATGGGAAGTATTGTTACCCTCAATTCGTGGCGATAAAAACGCTGAGATATGGGTGAGCTTCAACCCAAAGAACATTCTTGATGACACTTATCAGCGATTCGTTGTGAAGCCGCCAGAGGGTGCGATAGTCCTCAAAGCTAATTACGATGTAAATCCCCACTTTTACGACACGCCACTCCCTAAGCAAATGGAAGAGTGCAAAGAGCGCGACCCTGAGCTTTACCGCCATATCTGGCTGGGCGAACCTGTAGCAGATTCAGCGCTGGCAATTATCAAGCCTGCATGGATTGAGGTAGCCGTTGATGCGCATATCAAGCTAGGGTTTGAGCCAAGAGGTAAGCGAATTGTCGGTTTCGACGTTGCTGATGATGGCGAAGATGCTAACGCAATAGTGCTTCGTCATGGCTCGGTTGCCTTATCTGTTGAAGAGTGGCGAGGTCAAGATGTCATATTTAGCGCTGACAAGGTCTATGCGGACGCGGTTAAGAATAACGTAGATACGGTTATCTATGACTCAATCGGCGTAGGTTCTGGCGTTAAGGCTCAATTTAACCGTAAAGATAATCGCATTGTTACTGTGGGATTTAACGCAGGTGCTTCCGTTGAGAAGCCAGAAAGCAACTATAAGCCCGGTAAAACAAATAAAGATATGTTCTCAAACTTGAAAGCGCAGCAATGGCAATTAGTCGCTGACCGCTTTTATAACACTTGGAGAGCTGTCGAGCATGGCGACAAATTCACCGATGACCAGTTAATCAGCATATCCAGTGATATGAAAGATATCGAATACCTTAAAGCCGAGTTATCACGACCCCAAGTCGATTATGACAACAACGGACGCGTAAAGGTTGAGAGCAAAAAGGATATGAAGAAACGCGGAATACCAAGCCCCAACAAAGCCGACGCGTTCATTATGGCGTTTGCCGATGTTCGTGGTGGTCTACGAATTAACCCCGCAGCACTTGCAGGTATCTAATGAAATTATTCAAATGGAAAAAACGCCTGTCAAAGCGAGAGGCGGAGCTTGCTATTGAGCAAGAAAAGACAAAGCAGCTTGAGTTAGAGGCAAAGAAAGCCGCATCTCAAACGCAGCTAATGCAGATGCTAGTCACTGAGGAAACAAAGCGGCAGCAGCCAGTTAAGATTAAAGCCCCTGAGCTTCATCCGCTGGTGTTGCCTGAAGGCGAAGATGCTCCTATCGCAATGGATAGCTGTGGTACATATGCATACGCCAATCAGTATGCCAGCCAAGATGTGGGCTTCTACACTGGGTTCCTTGGTTATCCCACGCTGGCGATTATGTCTCAGTCTAGTGATTATCGCAGCGTTCCTGAAACCACAGCTAAAGAAATGACGCGCGAGTGGGGCAAGGTTAAATCGCGCGATGACGGTCAGAATGCAGCCGATAAATCAGATATTGTTTCTCAAATTAACCAAGCGCTTGAAGATTTCGGCATTCGTGACATTTTCAGGCGTCACATTGAGAATGAAATGATATTCGGGCGCTCTCAGATTTATCTAGATATCAAAGGGCATGATGATAAGCGTGATTTACCACTACTTATCAATGAGGCGGGAGTAAAGGAAGGTGAGCTAAACGGATTTGCGGTGATTGAGCCTATCTGGTCAACGCCTAGTATGTACAACTCAACCGACCCAACTAGCCCTGATTTCTTCGTGCCTACTCAGTGGTTTGTTTTAGGTAAGAATACTCACGCTGATAGATTGCTAACACTAATCATGCGACCCGTGAGCGATATCCTGAAGCCAGCATATAACTTTAGCGGTTTATCCATGCTTCAGTTAATGAAGCCGTATGTCGAACGGTGGCAGCGTACAACTGACTCTATTAGCGACCTAATTCACTCGTTTTCGCTAACTGGCCTAGCTACCGACATGGAAGACATTCTTTCTGGCGGCAGTAACGCAAGCATGGTTCTTCGTGCTCAGATGTTCTCGCAGATTAGAGATAATCGCGGGTTGATGCTGACGGATAAGCAGAAAGAAGAATTCTTCCAGTTCAATACTCCACTGTCTGGCTTGGATGCTTTGCAGCGCCAAATGCAGGAGCAAATGTCAGCTCCAAGCCATACGCCCATGGTTAAGCTGTTAGGTATCACACCTAATGGTCTAAACGCTAACAGTGATGGTGAGATTAGGGTTTATTACGATTACATCTCTTCGCTTCAAAATGCTCACTTGCTGCCACAAATAAACAAGATCATCGACCTTATTCAGCTTCACCTATTCGGAAAGATTAACGACGGTATCTATTTCGAGTTCACGCCGCTTTATCAGTTGGATGAGAAAGAGATTGCTGAAATAAATCGTACCAATGCGGAAACGGCTGAGAAGCTGGTGAATATTGGCGCGGTTGATGGTGAAGAGGTTAGGCAAACACTTGCAACGGACGAATCAAGCAAGTTTAGCTTTATCGACCCTGACAAGATAATCCCATCACCTTTTGGAGTTCCTGATTATGGAAGTGCGGAGGAAGAAACCGAGTGATGCGGTAATGCCTGAAATCAAGACGTCAGAGGCTATATGTGCGTGGTATTACAAAGAGCTAATGGAAATCATCAAGGATATCCGAAAGGAGCTTGATGACGCTCTCATTAACGAATATCACGGGAGAGCTAAAAAGGCTCTAGCCAATGACGGAATTTCAGACTGGATAGCCCATATCGCAGATTACATGCTGGATAAGTGGAATAGGCGACTTAACTCAATATCTGAAGAGGTCGCAAAAGACTTCATCGATAAAACGGTTGGCAACTACGATACTCGCTTTGCGGCAATGTTAAGGCGCAAGGGATTCACTGTTCGAATGCAAAACAGCGAACGGACGTTAGATGCCTTGCGGGCTGCGATGGGTGAAAACGTTGGGCTGATTAAATCCATTGGCACTGAGTACCTAAGTAAGGTTCAGATGCATGTCTGGCAATCAGTAACAGGTGGCTATGACCTAGCAACACTAACCGATAACTTGGCGCATGATTTTCATATCGCCAGAAACCGAGCGAAGACAATCGCGCGTGACCAAGCTAACAAGGCTCATGCAGTTATTGAACAAGCAAGGCGGAAAGAGTTGGGGATTAAAGAGGCTATTTGGATCCACTCTCACGCAGGTAAGCAACCACGAGAATCACACGTTAAGGCTCACGGTAAGAAGTTCGACATTGAAAAGGGAATGTATATCGATGGTGAATGGATATTGCCGGGTGAAAAAATAAATTGTCGATGTGGCAGTAAGGCAATTCTTCCATTTTAAATAGGGGCGGTCATGAAGATGACAGATAGCCTCGCTTTCGACAGTGGCACATCAATGCGGAGTAAGGACGCAAACGGGCACCTAACCGTTGAGCGTACCGTGATATCCAAAGCCGCAGTAAACCCCTATTACGGTAGAGAGATACCAGATAGTGAAAGGCTAGCGCTAGAGCCTGAGCGGATTTACTACATGCTGCGTGACCCTGTCGAATTAGAGCGAGCAGCAAATACATTCAGCAAAAAACAATTACTCATCAAGCATATTCCCGTCGATTCAGACGAACCGCAGAAACAATCAACCATTGGCACTATCGGATCAAATATCACATTTGAAGACGGTCGCCTGTTTGCCGACTTGTGCGTGTGGGATGGATATGCAATCGGGTTAATTGAAGCAGAAAAAATGAAAGAGCTATCCGCAGGTTATGGCTATACAGCAGATATGACCAGTGGAGAGTTTGAAGGGCAGTATTACGACGGAGTTATGCGAAACATTATCGGTAACCACGTTGCATTAGTCGAGCGCGGCAGAATCGGGCGAGACGCTATTATTTCAGACCATCAAACAGTTGATTTGGAGAAATTAATGAAACTGAAAAAAGGTGCGCTTGCTAACATTGCCGCACAAACAAAAACAGCGTTAGGGATGGATTCAGACCTAACAGAAGCGCAACTTCATGCGATTGTGAATGCGGTTGCATTGGGTATGGATGAAGTATCTACCGAAGCGTTGGTGGGTGCTAGAGACGAAGAGGCTAAAAAGGCTGAAGACGAGAAAGAGGAAGATAAAAAAGCCTCTGACGAAGATGACGCTAAGAAAAAAGCTGAAGATGAGCAAACACAAGCTGAACGTGATAACGAATCAGAAGATATGCGCATCAAAGAGCGTGAAGAGCGCGAACGCAAAGACCGTGAAAAAGATAAAGCGATGGACTCTGCTATCAAGTTAGCTGAAGACCAAGCCGTTGCTCGTGTAACTAAGTTATTTGAAGCGCGTGAAGAAGTGAAGTCTCTGGTCGGTCAGGTTGCTATGGACAGTGCTGATGATGTCTACGCATATGCATTAAAGCAATGTGGAGTGGATATCTCTGGCGTTCATCCTAGCGCATTCAAAACAATGGTTGGCATGGTTAAGCAAAATCGCGCTCAACCTCAAAAAGCAAGTCTAGGCATGGACTCTGCGGCATTCGCTGAAGACCCGTACACCACTCGCTTCAAACAGGCTTAATAAGGACAAATCATGACAGGTTTTCAAACTCGAATGAATAACGACTTGCCACTAGGTGTGGCGGGTGACTTCGCCTCGACTAACCCGCATTTCTCAATGCTGGCTGGTGAGGGGCAGTTAAGATCAGGTGCAACAGGTGTAACGGTTGGTTTATTTGCATGGGCTGACGAAAATGGCTTAGTAACCAACGTTAAAACGGCAGGTGCATTGATCGGTTTCGTTCATCGTAACAATCAGGCGATCATCTCTGCGTATGGCGAAGGTGCAACAATGTTAGTACCTAAAGGCCGTGAAATCACCCTCATGACTGGCGGTGACTATTTCGTCAATCTCGAAGCGGGCGGTACTCGCGGTCAATTTATTGTTGCTGATGTAGCAACAGGTAAAGCAAAAGCAGTTGACGCTATCGACCCTGAAGACGCAACAGTTGAAGCAACTCCGTTCCGTGTGGCCAAAACGGTTACATCTGGCTTAACTAAAATGTCTAGCTCACTGTAAGGATAAGTAATGACACAATTAAATTTTAATGCGCTTGAGCAGCGAGCTGGCATTGTCTTTGCGACAGGTTACAATCCTCAAGCATTAACGCCACTTGCTAAACAAATGGCAATGGATAGTGAGCTAGTGACTACGCCTAACGCTGGTGTTTTATCACTGTTCACTACCTACGTTGATCCGAAATTAATCGAAACGCTTGTTACGCCAATGCGTATGGCTGAGATTTTCGGTGAGACCAAAAAAGGTGACTGGACAACACAAACAGCTCATTTCCCAGTGATTGAATCTACTGGTGAAGCGTCAAGCTATGGCGACTACAGCAACAATGGTCAAGCTGGCGTAAACGTTAACTGGCCTATGCGTCAACCTTATCACTATCAGACAATTATCCGTTTGGGTGAAAAAGAAATGGCGATGGCTGGTGCGGCCAAAATTGATTGGTCTTCTCGCAAGCAAATTGCAGCAGCACTGACCTTGAACAAGTTCCAAAACAAATCCTACATTTACGGGATTGATGGTCTGCAAAACTACGGCATCTTGAATGACCCTGATTCACTGCCTAATGTGACGTCAACTCCATGGGAAGCAATGGACGGGCAAGGTGTTTATGACTCAATTCAGAGCAAACTGTATGGCGAGCTCATCAAGCAAACCAATGGCCATGTAGAAGCCTCTACCCCAATGGTGCTGTTATTATCACCGAAAAACGAAGTTAACCTGCACAAAACAAACCAGTACAACGTTAACGTGTATGACCAGTTAAACAAAAACTTCCCTAACTTGGAAATTCGCAGCATCCCTGAGTTTTCTACTGATGCGGGTGAAGTTGTTAAGCTGATTGTTCGTGAATATGAAGGTCAAGAAACACTAGACCTGAGCTTCACTGAAAAAATGCGCGTTCACGCGATGATCCCCGAACTGTCATCTTGGAAGCAAAAACGTTCTCAGGGTACTTTCGGGTGCATCATCTATCGTCCAATGTTCATTGCATCGATGCTGGTTTCTTAATCATTATCCTCGTTGTTAATCCTTGCCACCTTCGGGTGGCATTTTTATAGGTGAATTTTATGTCTGAAGTAACAGTGGCGTGCAAATTGGCTAATGGCTTGTATCTGGATGTTGGCAATCAGCGAGTAACAGTAAAAGGTTTCGCTAATGGCATTCAAGACGAAAACGGCTTTGGTCTAACTCATGGCGTCGATAAATCGATTTGGGATGCATGGCTGGAAGAAAATAAAGGTCGTGACATTGTTAAAAATGGCCTCATCTTCGCTCACGAAAAAGTGAAAAGCGTTGAAGCCGAGTCAAAAGAAAAGAAAGACACAAAGTCAAAAACTGAGCGTCTAAAGCAAAACACTGAAGGTGTGCAGACTGCCGAAGAGTAAGGGATAACATGAATAATCGCGAACTAATGAAATATCGCAGCCAGCAAGCAGCCAGCAATATCAACGATGGCGTTGTGGAGTTTAACGTAGCTAAGTTTCGCGAGATTTATCCCAACACCAAAGGCACTGATGCACAGCTAGAATCAGCGTTCGTTAAGGCTGGACTACTCTTGCGTAATGATAGGTTTAGCTGCGTTAAAGACCTGAAGGAGCGTGAAATGCTTCTCTTCTTGCTTGTCGCTCACATGGCCATACTTCAATCAAATATCGAAGATGGTAACAGCGCGGTAGGCCGAGCATCTAGCGCAGCCGAGGGAAGTGTTTCTGTATCGCTGGACTATGGAACAACAACTAATGCTGAAAAGTGGTACACACAAACGCCTTACGGTGCTGAGTATTGGGCTTTAACAAGTCAATATCGCTCATTCCTGTACACGCTTGGTGTCATGCCAATGCCTGTTTGGAGAGGTGGTTATTATGGCTAAAAGCAAGCTTGAGGAAGCGCTGGAAAAATATCTATCGTCTGGTTCTAACCTAGAGCTAAGGGCAGGGGTATTAGAGGGAGCTATCTATGATGATGGCACACCAGTTGCTCATGTTGCTTATATGCAAGAATTTGGAGCAAGCATAAATCAAGCAGAAAGAACAGGTACGATTTACCGCAGCATCAGAAAAGACGGCACATTTAACAGAAATGGACGATTCGTAAAAGCTAAAAACTCTAATTTCGCAACAGATCACAATATTCCAGCTCATACAATAAACATACCTCCCAGACCTTTTTTTCGCTCAGTCATTGCTAATGGCAGAACGACTTGGTCTGCAATACTGGCCAAAGGAATAGAAAACCGAGGAGGTGTAAGGGGGGGGATGGAATATCTAGGTGGTGCAATAGTAGAGGAGTTGCATGAGTCAGTGATGACTTGGACTTCTCCACCTAATGCTGCTTCTACCATTGCTAAGAAAGGATCAAATAGCCCCCTTCGTGATTCTATGAGGCTATCTAGGTCATTTAGTTTTGAGGTGAATGATGATCAAAGTTAGAGCTATCGCCAACGCTGCTATTCAGGTGGTTAACAAAAACTTACCAGCAACCCTCTTGGCTGATGAAGGTTTTGATATTGACGATGCTGGATATCAAACCCCTAAGTATTCCGAGTATGAAATCTCCATGCAATTGCAAAGCCTGAGCACTCAAGACCTTGAGCATTTAGGCGTTATCAATCAGCAAGGTGAGTTTATATACGGATATGCGAGAGGGCAGATTGAGGCCATTCGGAGAGCTAGTCAGAAAGGGGCGGATAAGATTAGCTTTGTTGCTTATGGCGAATCTGAAGCGTCTGAATGGCTAGTAACTAAGGTCATAGAATCGTACCCATCTTGGGTTAAGGTGCTTTTATGGCGGCAACAATAAGCGTCACAGAGCGCGATATATTTTCTGAACTGAGACCATACTTGATTGAGTTATTCGACTGCCCTGTCGTAGTGGGGTATCAGAATAATGTCCCATTACCCAAAGACGGCATTGTTATGCACATGCTGTTTGAGCGCAATCTTGATTACACCTCTGATTACTGGAATCCAGCGATAGAAGAAATGGCGTCTCAGTCATCAGTCGAGGCAGCATTTCAACTGGATTTTTACGGTGCTGAAGCAAACTCACGCTCTCGTGTTGTAGCGAATCTTTGGCGAAGTGACTATACAACCTCGCGAATGACTAAATGCCAGCCACTTTATTGTGGCGAGCCAAGAAAGAATATCCTCGTTAACGAATCAAATCAGTACGAAAACAGGATGATGCTTGAAGTCAAACTTCAATATAACCCTGAAACAACCTATCACGTCGATGGTGTCGACGAAATCTCAATTACTACCACAAATATCTAAGGTAAAAATATGAAATCTATTCCGGCAAGCGATATCGTCCAGATATTGCCCGGTGTCGTTGGCACTGGCGGCAATCCACTGGCTCTTAACGCATTGTTTATCACCAAAAAGCAACCAGCATCGATGCTAGGCGTGAAAGCTTTCGGCTCTGCTGATTTGGTCGGCGAAGTGTTCGGTAAAGACTCTAAAGAGTATGAGGCTGCGCAGGTGTATTTTGCAGGATTTGATAACTGCACAGTGTTGCCTGACACGCTATTTATCGCATCAATGGTTACGACAGCCCAAGCGGCTAAGTTAGTCGGCGCTAAGCTTCCAACTCGAACCGCTAGCGAATTTGCAGCATTACCACAAGGTCTGATTTTAACAATCGATGGTCAGGTTACATCTGTGAACTTCGAAACTGAGGTTAACAGTTATTCATCTTTAGCGGCGACAGTCACTACGGCTTTAGGTGCTGCGGCAACGTGTACCTATGACACAGGCGCTAAAGTGTTTGTCATCGAAGGCGCAACAAAAGGCGCGGTTGGTTCTATCTCATTTGCTGAAGGTGATTTAGCAACGTTCATGGGATTAACTGAAGCATCTGGCGCACAAGCTAACAACGGCATCAACGCTGACACTATCGAAGAGCTACTGCCTCGCATCACCAAAGAAACGACAAACTTTGTTTCTATCGCGGCGATTGATTTTACCGCAGAAGAAAAGCTAGCAATTTCTCGCTGGGTCGCTCTGCAAAAAGACCGCTATATGCACGTTCTGTATCAAACAGAAAACGGAGAAGGTGAGCTAGAAACTATCAGTTCAGCAATTAAAGAGTCCGATATCGGCGGCACATGCTTATTTTACGGTAGCCACAAACACGCAGCCTTTGTCTGTGGATTTGCAGCAAGCCTGAACTTTGATGAGCTGAACGGCCGCACAAACTTGGCATTCCGTGGTCAGGAAGGTTTAACGCCTTCAGTAACAGATAAAGCGCTGGCAGATGAATTAATCGCGATGGGCTTTAACTTCTACGGCGCATACGGCACGGCTAATGACCGCTTCATCTTTGTTTATCCTGGTTCCGTATCAGGTAAGTTTAAGTGGGTTGATAGTTATGTGAATCAGGTGTTCTTCAATAACCAACTCCAATTAGCGTTAATGACGATGCTGAAAAGCTTTAAATCTGTACCTTACAACGAAACAGGTAAGGCAATTCATCGTTCTGCCGTGGCTGATCCAGTATTCCAAATGCTCAATTTTGGAGGCATCCAAACTGGCGTTGAGCTATCTGAGCAACAAAAGAAACAAATCAACATCGAAGCTGGATTTGATGCGGCATCTCAAATCAATACGGCGGGTTGGTGCATGAAGATTGAAGACACGCCAGCGCAAACACGCGGTCTTCGTAAATCAATGCCTCTGAAACTGTGGTACGCCGATGGCGGCAGTGTTCAGCAAGTTAATCTCCCATCAATCAACGTCCAGTAAGAGGTAAAAAATTATGCCAATGGGACATAACCCAAGAACATTAACATCGGCAAATGCCGTTTTGATGATCCGCTGTAAGGGCGTTTATGACGAGTTCGTGAAGTTGCAAGGTTTTCAGGCTGATAACGCGTGGAACTTTGGTGACGCAAATATCGGCGAGACTCGCATGGGTGTCGATGGTAAACAGTCCATCGGCTACACGCCACATGAAACGCAATGGACGCTTTACTTGGAAGCAAACAGTGTATCTACACAAATCATGGAAAACATTCGCAAGGACTTTAACGCGAACATGGAAGCCCGATTTGTGGATATCGTTGTCGAAATTCCATCAATCGGCAAACGCTACAGCGCAACGGGCGGCTTAACGTCAATGACTGGCGGCGCAAGCGGTAAAAAAATGCTCGACGGAACAAGCTACAACTTCAATATGGTCTTCGAAGGTGCTGAGGAAATCTAATGACGCTGAAATCAAAAACTATCACGATTGAAAAAGGTCGTGATGCTGGAATGATGTATCAAGTTACCGAAATGCCAATTGCCAAAGCGGATAACTGGGCGATGCGAGCACTGTTCGCAATTGCCAATGGTGGTGTGGACTTGGAAGGCGTCAGTCCAAATATGGGTATGCTAGGCATGGCTAACGTAGCAATCAAGGCGCTGGCAGGGATTAATCCGAATGTCGGCATTCCGCTACTGGATGAGCTTCTGGATTGCGTACAAACCATCCCGTCAGGTGGCACCGCTCGACCTCTGTTACTTGATTCCGACGTGAAAGACCTCACCACGATGTTCACACTTCGCAAGGAGGCATTGGCCATTCACCTTGATTTTTTAGTGCAAGGCGGTGGCTTAAGCTCGAAAAGTTAAAAGCTGGTCTACCGCTACGTGATGGCGTGATGGCTGAAACTTTGAACGTGTCCAGTGTTGTGTATCAGGTGATAACAGCCAAGTATGCAACACTGCACGAGCTTTCAACGATTTACAGCCTAGAGGACGCGCTTAACTTGCTAGAAATTCATCAAGTCGAGGCGTACAACAAGCAACTGATGAGTGAGTTAAACGATGGCAACTCTAATTGATACCCTTCTCGTATCGCTAAAACTTGATAACGATGGCTTTGTTAACGATGTAAAAAAGGCAGTCGCAGAAAATGACAAGTTGTCAGCGTCAATTGATGATGTGGATAAATCCTCGGCTAACCTGACAATAACAATTAAAGGGTTATCAGAGGAAAAGAAGAAAGCCAAGGAGCAGACTGATAATTTTACCAAGTCGGTCAATAATGCAACTAAGGCGCTAGTCGGTTTATTTACCGCTATCTTCGTTTCTACTGGCCTAACTAAGCTAATCGATGAAACCGCTAAGACAAACGACCAGTTGAATTTCCTGAGCAAAAACTTAGGGATGAACGCTGCGGAGGTTAAACGCTGGCAAGGTGCTGCGGAAATGTCTGGCGGTAGTGCTGATGGCATGGCGGCGAGTTTATCTGGTCTGAGTAAATCGCTGTGGGATATGGTGACAATGGGTGATACTTCGGTATTGCCTTACTTTAATGCGCTGAATGTTGGCGTGATTAAATCCAATGGCGAACTCCGAAACCTTGATGATATCTTGCTGGATGTGTCAGATAGTCTATCGAAAATGTCACGACCACAGGCCTATAACTTCGCTAAGAATATGGGATTTGATGACGGCACTATTAACATGCTGTTGCAAGGTCGCCGTGAGGTGGAAGAATATCTTGCACTGCAAAAAGATATCGTCGTCTCATCTGAGCAAGAGTTAGAAATAAGCCGCCAATTAAACAAGCAGAACGCTTTAGTTAGCCGTCAATGGGAAGGGTTAAAAACCTTACTTGCAAACTACCTGATGCCGTATGCGCTTAAATTCTCTGAGACTATATCGGGATTCTTGAATTACCTGAATAGAAACAGAGACACGGCTGTCTTTGTGTTCAAGTTCATAGGCGCAGTAATAGGCGTTACGCTTATCCCTCTAGCCCTGAAAGCTGGTGCGGCATTCATGGGTATGTTTGCACCGTTGTTCGGTGGCGTTGGTTTACTACTTCTTCTTGGTGGCGCAATCGCAGCTCTCTATGACGATTACGATAAATGGAAGAAAGGTGAAAAATCCCTGTTCGATTGGTCGGAGTGGGATGCTTCAATTACCTTTGTTCTCGAAAAACTTAAAGCGTTTAAGGAGTGGTTCCAAGATACCACTATCGGCAAATGGTTTACTGACCAAGACGGAAACCTGAGTGGTTGGAAATTGGCTCTAGGTGGATTTGCAACTTGGTTTGCTGGTAAGTGGGCTCTCAAAATACTATCTACCTTAACCAAGATTGGCGCAGGATTTTTTAGAATGTTTGGCTTGCCGGGCTTACTGGTGGGCGGAGCTGTATTGGCCTTTGGTATACTGGCAAACAAAATTGATGAAGTTTTTGATTCTCTTGAAAAATTCAATGACAAGATGATTGAAAAATTTGGCAATGTTGCGGTTGCTGTGCATAAGTTCAATGATCCAAATGCCACAGCCGAGGAAAAGGCAATGGCAGCAGCTAAAGCTGTTGATGGGTTTGGAATTGCTCCTGGTGCGGGATTGTTAAGTTTAGGGACGGAAGGCGCTAAGAACGTATTTAATAATTTCAAAAAAGCTTTATTAAATAATGGGTCATCATCTGGATTTACCGCTTCGGGGGTTGAGGTTCCAAATCAAGATAAGCGTATCTACAGAACAGCTAACGGGGATATTGTTCGAGAAGGTGGATCGAGAGCGTGGCGCAATAATAACCCTAGCAATATGATATGGGGTGAAGGTGCGAAAAGCTTAGGTGCTATCGGTCATGATAAGAACGCTGCTGGTCATGTCATGGCTATATTCCCAGATAAAGAAACAGGGGATAAAGCTAGAGAGTGGATGTTGTTTGAAAGTAACTGGGCTAAACAATTGAGTACTAAAGGTGATTATGGCGCAGGGCTTGGGTATAAAGATAAAACCCTATCTCAGGCAATTACTAGTCATTCTCCTATTGAGGGATCAAATGATACGGCGGCATACATAAGAGATGCGTTGGCGGTTGTAGGCGGAAAAGACAAGAGGATGGGGGATTACAGCCCATCTGAGAGAAGGGCTATACTAGAGTTGATTGACAAGAAAGAGGGGTGGGATGTAGGTAAGGAATATTCAGTAAATCAGTCCAATGCTATCAATAATGCGAAAGGTTTTATGTCTACGCTATCAAAACCTTTTGCTGCTGGAATTGGCGGTTTAGCTGATAATTTCTTGGGGCAAACTAGTAAACTACAAACTCAAAGTCAAACTATCAACAATAAGACAGATATTACCACTGGTGATATCAATATAAGCACCACCGCCAGTACAATATCTGGTGTTGCTGAAGATATTGGTGATTCTCTAGTTAATCGCGTTTATCAGTTAGTACCAACAATGAATTGATTTGCTACCATTTGCATTAAGGCAGTGGCACAATATGTTTAAATAACGTTCATGAGGTGAATGATGATTAAGTATATCTGTGCTCTGCCTATTTTGTTTTCTGGCTTTTCGTTTTCGGCGACAAACAATAATGATATGGGGCTATATAGGGATAATAGTTACAATATACTAGCATTGGCAGGTGGTTATGAATGTGGCGTATATTCTGTTCCAGATGACCTGAATGATAGTGATAAATATAATAATGTCCGTATAGGCGGGGCTAAGTTAGAGGTTACGCCTTATTCTGGCGATAATAGCGCGATGGTAAATGTGGTATTAGATACAGGAGTGGTTCTAACATCGCCAAAGCTGGAATTAATTTCAAAGGGAGCGGAGAAAACTGTTTATGGTAGTGATAAGTCTGGAGATTTCTTTGCTTATATTGTAAGTAATGAAATAGGGGTTACTGTAGTGATCCAAAACAAGAACAAAGGGAAAGAGATTAGCATTGGTGTAGCCAATTGCAAGTACGACAAAAAACAGTAACCAACAAGCCCCTCGGGGCTTTTTTATTGAGGATAGAAAATGAACCAACTAGATATTTACCTGAATAAAGAAAGCCGAAATGGTTTACTGTCGGGGAACGAAAGATTTAAACTTGTCTTTATGAGCGAGGTTTTTAAGGGGAAATTCTTGATAACCGAATTCAGCAATGGCGAGGTTAAGCATTACACGCAGATGCAAGGTGAAGAGCCTGTATTAACAAACACAATGCCATATAATGAAAGTGACTCACCTTATTCAAGAATGGCATTGGATATCGTGGAAAGAGCGTTAAATCACAACTGATCAAACGATCAGTAACACCGTAAAATGGTTAAATTAAAATTACTAGAATAAAGGCCATTTTTGATAGAAAAAGAAAGTTTACTTCAATAATCTAATGCAAACCAAAGAGATGTTTTTTTTGATAACTGTATTTATACACATAATACATTACTAATATTGGACTTTAGTAATTAAATAATCATAATAGACATGCATAAAATATGATTGTGTGCTTTTTATTCTATTATGATATATTCCACCCTATTAGGGAGGTGAAACATGAAGACTAGAAACTTAAAATCCAAAAAAGATACTGACGCACTCATCGCATCTGTTGAAGAGTGTTCTGAGTTTATGGAATTAGTGGATGTCAAAATGGAGCGCGCACAATTATCCTTAGCTGAAAAAAAGGACAGATTTAAGAGGATAAAAGAGAATGGCGCTAGACTCACAAAACACCGTTTCATTGTATGATTTTATTTATTTAGATAAGCCCCGTATTTACACACTTCTAGCCCAACTTTCAATAGATGGCGTGCAGCAGTCATTAAAAAAAATTAATGGCGAAAAAAGCGCAGAAACAACAGAAAAAAAGATGGAAGGAAAGGGTAACCTAGGTGTGGCTGCCGGTGCGGTAGCTAGCTCTCACAAAACAACCGAAGATGCATCGGAGCTAATTGAATCTATGCATGATGTTTCTTGGTCGTCACCAATGCAGCTTTTAGATGTATTGAGTGAGCTAAATATAATTCATCGTGGAACAGATGGTGCGAATATTGGCTCTGTGATATTAGCTCGAGGAGGAATAAGGATATTTGATGTTATAAGCCTCAGAAAAGCTATTCCTGTGCTGGGTGCGCTTGCAGGATTCCAGCAAAATAATTCAAATCTCCCTCCAAAAGCTAAAAAAGCTAAAAGGTCTAAAGTAGATATCCATGATATTGAGATAGAAGCAGGGGTGACTATAGGCATGATGTCTGGACTGCTTGACTTAGTTGATGACTCATTGCAAGTTGATTTATTTGAGCACAATGGTAATCAAACCTGGATGACTCTTTCATCTAGTGGCATGACCATCAACTCTTCAGATCTAGCACTTAAATATGGCTCTCAAATACCTGGAGAGTGGTACGTTATCGGTATTGTTGATGCTTTACCTGACTGGGAATCTGGCCAGTTTATGAATATCCCTGAAGATATGAACCCTCTAAAAAGCGGGCTGTATGAAATGCTAGACTCTATAAGAAATAGCATGGGAAGAAGAGCAGGAAGTTATGGCGTTACGCCGTTAATGGTATTCAGAAAAGCTATAACATCGGGAATATATCCAGAAGAGTAATCAATAAAATCTATAGTTAGTTTAGGTTTTAAATCCGAAGATTGCAGTTTATCTAAATTTTATAAATGGTCGCTCAGGCGGCCTTTTTTATTACCTAAAATTCGAGGTTCTTATGTTCGGAATGCCAGATATACCAAACTGGAAGGGTATCCCTGACGCTGCCATTAACGCAGGAATTAGTTTAGGCGGTGGTGCGTTAATCAATACTCTATTCGGTAACTACTGGGGAATATTTAACGAGTTCGGCGTTCCGCTATTGCTTGCTGATAACGTTCTATCCCTGCAATACCAAAATCAGAGCCGTGTAGTGAATGCGCCGATAGAGAAGGGTTCTTTTACCAGTTACAACAAAGTGGCTGACCCATATAAGGCCACTGTGCAATTAAGCAAAAGTAGCGGTGGCACATTAGAGCGCGGGGCTTTTCTGGCTCAGTTGGAAATACTAGCCAAAAGCACACTCAAGTTTTACATCATCACGCCTGAGTATGTTTATAAAAGCGCAAATATTGTCGGCTTTGATTTTGCTCGTGAGGCTAGAGACGGTGCGACCTTGATTAAGGTGAACGTACATCTTGAGGAAATACGCGAGGTATCGGTTCAGTACGACGAAGAAGAAGTGACTAATCCTGATGATACACGAATCAAGGACACTGGAGACAAAACGCAGCAAGTATCATCCATGTTTTCTGGCGATACGCTTGATGAATTAATGAAGATTATTGATGACCCCACCAAATCAGCATTACTGAGAACAAAAGAAGTGGCATCGGTACTTTATAAAGCAGTCTCTAACCTTGGCGGCGACCTAACTCAGATACAGCAACAAGCTGAGATGATAGTAGATCAAGGAGTTAGCCTCCAATGATGACAATAATTCCAACCTCTCCAATTCCCAATCAAATTCTAACCTTCACGCTTGATACTGATGAATACGAGATAGAGCTAAATTCTCGCAGGAATAATCTGTACGCGACAGTGAAAAAGAATAACGAATACGTGGTTTGCAATCGGATATGTCGAAACATGACGTACATCTGTCAGTGGTTAATATTTGCAGACCAACAAGGTAATACAGACCCGATTTACACTGGATTGGGTGCTAGATATAAGTTGGTGTGGGCTGATGGCATTTAATCGAAAGAGGATCAAACTAACGCTGAAACTGAACGGTAAAGATGAAGTTTTCACTTCGGATAACCAAAATAAGCTATCAGACGTCGGTTTGCGTATTAGTGCAGATGTGACATTTGGCTATGGCTCTCCGGCTCCATATGCACGAATAAGAGTTTACGGTCTACCTCAAGAGACGATGAATAAACTCATCACTGCAAAGTGGCAGAATGTAAAGGCGCTGAGGACTTTAATCACCATTGAAGCCGCGGAGGGTGATTTTGCTCAAGTGTTTAGCGGCGGGATATTCATGGCTTTACCTGAATACTCAGAAGCCCCGAACGTTTCAATTGTTATTGAGGCTATCTCTGCGGTTTTTGAGAGCAAATTACCGACACCAGCCGAAAGCTACGAGGGTTCACACTCTGTCTCTGAAATTATCAGTGGCATATGTAAACGTATCGGGTTTTCGTTTGAATCCAATAACGTCAATGCGATGGTCGATAACCCTTATCTAACTGGATCTGACTTAGAAAAAATCAGGTGGCTATGTGTCAATAACGACCTTGATTTATACCTTGGTAATAACAGCGTGGCGATAGCACCAAAAGGCGTACCAAGAAACATAAAAATAGCGGTCATATCGCCTGATACTGGCCTTATTGGCTATCCAGTAATAACAAATATAGGCGCAACTTTTAAATGCCTGTATGACCCATCTATTCAGTTTGGCGCGTTAGTCCGCGTGAAGGGCAGTGAGATTGAATTGTGTAATGGGGATTGGCGAGTCTATGGAATGCGAGCGCAATTAGAAACTGAGATGGACTCCGGTCGCTGGTTTATGGAAATAGTCGGCTCAAACCTGAAGGATAAAAACGTACATGTCGCAAAATGAAACGGTATTACCTTATGCTCCTGAAGACTTAGCGGGCGGTGCCAGAACACAAGAGTTCATTATTAATAGCCTGATTGGGAAAATTAGCACTGTAACAGTTTGCAGGGTGGTGAAGGTTAAAGGTGGCGGGGTAAATCCGGTTGGGTTTATTGATGTCAAACCAATGGTTCTTCAAGTGGATGGCGGCGGGAATATCTTCGATAGTGCCACTATCTATAACGTCCCATATTTTCGCTATCAGGGCGGCGGAAACGCAGTAATTATTGATCCAAAGGTTGGTGATATTGGGATTTGCTTAGTCGCTTCACGAGATATCTCACGAATAAAGCGAACCAAGAAGGACGCGCCACCATCGACTAAGCGGCAATATGACATCGCAGATAGCCTTTACATAGGGGGCATACTCAATGGTACTCCATCCCAATACATTCATTTCCTAGAAAGCGGAATTGATATTGTCTCAACGGGTGTTATTCGACAGAAAGGCACCAAGATAATCCTTGATGCTCCCGTGGAAACCACATCAACAATTAAATCGAATGGCGATATCACCGACAACACTGGCAGCGGTAACACTCAAACCATGGCGAATATGCGCGCTACTTATAACGGTCACACGCACAAAGCTAACGGTGAATACGCAAACACAGATAAGCCAAATCAGCAGGTATAACCAATGAAAACACTGTTTCTATTGCCTGATACGTGGGACTTAACCCTAGATGTATCGGGAAATATTGCTATGGCTTCCGATCAGTATGCTATCGCTCAGTCAGTGGCAAATAAATGCAAGGTGTTCATGCATGATATGTACTACTCACAAAATGAAGGCATCCCTTACCTAGAGAAAATACTGGGTAAAAATAGGTATTCATTATCTCTGTATCGCCAACATTTAGAAGATGCGGCAATGTCAGTGGATGGTGTGGTGTCGGCTAAAGCTGAATTAAGCACCGCGAATGATAGGGTAGTCAGAGGTAGGTTGATTTTCACTGACAAGCAAGGCAGAGAAGGAGTGATAGAATTATGATCCCCAAGCTAGAAATAACGCCAAACGGCATTATCACACCTACGACACAAGAGGTGATAAGTGGGTTATGGTCGATGATGAGAGATACCTTTGGGGAAGGTCTAAACGAAGACATGGACACGCCACAAGGTCAGCTAGTGACGACACTTGCAGCCATCATTACTGATGAAAGAAATCAGCTGGTTGAGTTGTTTAATCAGTTCGATCCGAGATATGCCGATGGTCAAATGCAAAACGCCATAGGTTATATTTATTTTTTGCAGCGAAAGAAAGCCACAAAATCAGTAGCCGAGTTAACTTTTAACGGTCTATCTGGCGTGTCGGTTCCAGCAGGCTTCAAAGTCCAAGATGACAATGGCAATACATGGTCAACATCGAGGGATGTTTTCATTATGAGCAATGGGCTAGCTGTCGTCGAAGCAACCTGTGATGTTGATGGCATGATTTACGCTCAGCCAAATACAATTAATCGTATTGTTCTGAATGTTGTCGGTATTGATAGCGTAACAAATACCAAGGCAGCGATAGCGGGTCGAAATACGGAAACACGACAAGAGTTTGAGCTTAGAAGGTCATTATCTGTCTCGAAGAATGCAAAGAACACAAACGATGCCACATACGGAGCTGTTTCCAATATTAACGACGTTATCGACTGTTATGTGATTGATAATCCTAGCGATAAGACCATTACGGTAGGTAAAACCAACTATTCACTGATTAGAAACTCAATCGCAGTATCGGTTGTGGGAGGTGATGATAATGAGATTGCCAAACAGATTTTAATTAAAGCTGGCACCGGGTGCGCATTTGTTGGTAACACCACGGTGACTTATGAGGACTCCGTTAACTTCCCATACATGCCGCCGACCTATGACGTTAAGTTCATTCGACCAACCCACATCCCCGTTGAATTTAATGTGAAATTTGAGAATAAAGATTTGCTGACACTGCAGGATAAAGAAGCAATTAAAAACGCAATCATCAATGAATTCAACACAGGGATAGGCAAGGGGAGGATAGCTAAGCGGCTGATTGCTAGTGATTATATCTGCTCTGTTGCTCAGTCAACTAGAAACAGATTGATATCTATTCAAATAGGAAGGAAAGGCGGCGATTTAGGGAATTATATTGATTTTGGGATAGACGAGTTTCCTGTCTTATCTCCAGATGACATAAGGATGACGTGATGGATAGCATTAACCCAACCCTAATGAGTCAGTATGCAAACTCCCCAATTATCACCTCTATCCTTAAATCAGCAAACGAATCAATAGATCTATCGAATAATATAGATGACTTCTATTCCCTTGTTTTTAATGTGCATACAGCGCAGGGGTTCGGTCTGGATATTTGGGGGAGGATAGTTGGAATTGATAGGGGCATATCCATTCCCGATCCCGATCAAGATTACTTCGGCTTTGATGGTACGGAAAAATACCTTCCATTTGACCAAGCGCCATTTTATAGCGGCGATGGTAGCGAAAGCGCTTATATGATGTCTGATGAATCGTTTAGAGAAGTCATTATCATGAAAGCTTATGCAAACATTATCTATGCTACTGCTCCCAATATTAACGCCTTTCTAAATGATTCATTCACTAGAGGAAGAGCGTATTACCTGATAACAGGGCATATGAAGGCGAGGTATGTATTTGAGTATCGTCTATCCGAGTTTGAAAAGAATTTAATCTTTAACCATAACATATTACCAAAACCTTGCGGCGTTGAAGTGAGTATCACAGAGCTGCCAGTGAGTGAATATTTCGGTTTTTATAAAACTGGATTCCAACCTTTCAATCAAGCACCTTTCATAAAATAGGTACGAAATGAAAAATCCAAAATTAATAGTAAAGCCTTTCGCTAAGAACGGGCAGAAAAACGTTATCCCTGAAAACTATGAAACTAGCATGGATTCAAACCAAGCAACGTGGGATCAGGGTTTCGGTCAAATTACCATGCTGCCTGTAGCTGCGGGAGGTTTGCCACCAAAAGGTCAGGACTTTAACGGCATTCTCAACCAGATTTCAGAGAACATTGTTTACCAATCTCAAGGTGGTCGCTTTAAATTTTCTCCAGAGTACGCTGAGTCCATTGGTGGATATCCGAAGGGGGCGATATTACAGTCCGATGACGAGAAGAAAGAGTATCAAAGCTCAATCGATAACAACAAAGTTAACTTTAATACTGCGACACAAACGCAAGTCAATGCTGCGTGGAAACTAATCAGTACTGATGACATGTTACAGCAAATCGCGGGTAAGCAACCCTCAGGAAGTTACGCAATTAAGGGAGATAGTTATACAAAAATTGAATCAGACGGCAGATATCAACCTAAAGGAAATTACGCCCCTGCGGGTGACTATGCAACCAATGTAGCATTAACTAACGGGCTTGATAAGAAATTTAATAAAACAGGTGGGAGCATTTCAGGGAATGTGACAGTCGAAGGTGATGTCGCTTCAAAATATAACGGCTATATCGTTAAGTTAGAAACGCGTGGCGGGAAAACGGGTATTGTCTCATCGACAGATAATCAAATGTATTACACTCATACACTACAGGAAAAAAGTGGTACTTTAATGCATTTGGGGGATGGCGGCTGGATGTCGGATACGGGCGCCGTATTTGGTGGTATTTCATTATTATCAGACTATCGTTTAAATTCCATAGGGTATGCTTATTCCGCTTCTCAAACAGATACCTACCATAAAACCAATCATCATTTTTTAAATGTTTTTGGTTATGTAAATAGAAATTACGGCGTTCAGCTTGCCTTTACTAATGATGGTCGAGTAGGTTTTCGTAATATAGAAAACAACACCACAAAAGAATGGGCAGATTTTTACACAACAATAAACACAACAATAGACAGAAATGGCTGTTTAAAAGTAGCTGGTACTTCAAATGAATTAAGTGATTTTCCTGTTGGTTCACCTATTCCTTGGCCTCAAGCGACTGCACCAACTGGTTTTCTAGTTTGTAATGGTCAAACATTCAATAAAACAACTTACCCGCTATTAGCCGTGGCTTACCCATCGGGAAAATTACCCGATTTGCGTAGTGAATTTATTCGTGGTCTGGATGCAGGGAGAAATGTTGATAGTGGTCGCACTGTCTTATCTGCACAAAGTGACGCAATGCAGAACATCACTGGCGAAATCGGATGGGGAGAAAACGGGCTGTTCACTATTGCTAATGGTGTTTTTACTCCAACTCAATCAACGACAAATCGAATCGCATCCGCAGGTGATGCGGGAACATCAGTATCAAGGGCAAAATTTGAAGCATCAAATCAAGCGCGAACTGCAAACGAAAACCGTCCTCGTAACATTGCATTTTTATATATTGTGAGAGCAGCATAATGAAAAATTATAATTTAGATATTGAACAAGCCGAAATTGGCGAAAATGGTTTAGCCACAAAAGCGGGTTGGATTAAAGTCTACATCGCAGATCCTCAAACGCGCGAATATTTAAACGCTAGCATGGAGAATATTTATTTTGATGTAAGCGTGTCCGCTGGCGCTTATATTGATGCACCAGAACTACCGACAAAAGCCGGTTTTGCCGTGGTGCGTAGAGAAGATGGCTCCAAATGGGAAATCTTGACAGATAACAGAGGGAAAACCGCTTACAGTACTGAAACACGCCAACCGATTGATATTGATTTCATTGGCGATTTACCCGATACGCTAACTCTCTTAGAACCGAAAACAGAATTTGATAAGTGGAACGGTAAAAAATGGGTAACAGATATTGAAGCTCAAAAAGCGGTATTGGTTGCACAAGCCGAGCAGGAAAAGGCGCAGCGATTAGAGGAAGCGAATGCCACTATCACGTATTTACAGGATGCCATTGAAGTCGGTCTTGATGATGACGGTTACAAAGCAAAATTAATAGCGTGGAAAACATACCGTGTTTTGTTAAACCGTGTTGATGCTTCACTAGCACCAGATATTGACTGGCCACAAAAACCTTAACTCTCTTTGTTGTACTCATACCCCTGCGGAAATCGCTTGCTCAATTCCCTGTAATAAACTAAACGCTCACGAAAATACTCGCGCAGGTGCTCGGGGTGCTGTCGCTCGACTTCAACATCGATAACTGGCTTGCCGAGTCTTTCTTTATATGCGACACCGGAAGCAGCTAAATCGACATTCACTTTGTCTTTATCTTCTTTCTATAGTTCTGAGAGATTGTGCATGATGGTATTCTGCGAGGGGATAATGAAACGAGTATAGCATGGAGGGGGAAATCACAGTGACGAGCTGTGCCGAAACTGTGACACAAAAATGAGAGGGGAAGCAAAAGGCCAAGCAATTTGGCCTAATCAATGTATTTTTCTATCAAGGTTGATTCTTTCACTGATAACATACCAGCGATACTCTTTAAATCATCTACGTAGATAGATATCTCGCCATTTTCACACTTTATATATTCAGCTTCGGAAATCGTGAGATTCTTTGCAATTTCTGAAGTTGATATATTTTTTGATAAGCGCAATTGCTTAATAAATTCACCAATAGTTTTATTCGACAT